CCTGGAGAGAGAGGGATTAATATTTCAGGAACAGGATCAGTTCAGGGAAAACTTTCAGTATGGTTTGAGACCTTACCTACCTACAAGGTACGAGTTGCTCAGCCCCAAAGCTGTCGCAAGACATGTTAATTCGGATTACCGTTTCAGTTTCCGACCAGACAACAAATGCAAGTATGAAAACTTATTCACAGGCGAAACACTAATAACACGAGTCTTTAACTTCCCACCTCGGGGAGAGTTGTTGGTGCCAGTAGTGAGTAAATTTTTCACTAAACTTTGTTCTAAAATTGGTTGGTATATTGATTTAGATGTTCCGTTGGGGTGGGTTAAAGTAGCTGTAGTTAGGCGAGATTTTGATCAAGACAAATGTGAAGTCTTTATGTTACCAGTGGAACGGTTCTTCTTTGAACCGGATTGGAACATTAAAACCAAGGTGCCTTTTTTTCGAACCTCATCAGGATAATTCTGTGGTGGCCATGTTTGATGAAGAAGATGCTGGAACAGTTTCGTTCGCACTTCCGAGTTATCATGATGCCGCAGTTATTAACCGTAATGAGTTTAACGATGCAATGGTCCCCGGTAATGATAGAACAAGATCGTATGTTCGGGATTTAAAGTATGGTGGCGCACCTGCTTTTCCCGATGGATATGATTGGAATATGTTGTACGGGGTTTTAAAGACTGCACAAATGTCAGCGATACCTACTGTAGTAATCTCACGCCGGCCCTCGGCGTTCGATCCAATTGAGAAAATCACAGTAACACCACTGGTTCCCATAGTGGTGAACGAGGAGCCTCCCTTAGAGGAGGAACAAGTCGAACCCGTGACTGTAGAAGTCATTAAGGTCCCACCTAAAACAGAACCTATGGGTGACCAGTTTACTGGCCCCTGGGCATATGTTCCAACTAATAGTTTGCGTATTGGAGAGAAAATGCGTTTGTCGATGAAGGTACTAAGTCAGCCTTTTACTTTTCCGAGTTGGGGTACACCCACTCAGACGAAGTACGCTTATCAACAAATGAAAAATTTCCGATACGACAAGTATGATCAAGGTGTGACATTTGAGCGCTTCTCAAGCACAGATAAGGAATTCCGAGGCTACGTCAAGGAGTTCGTTAAACTGATGTTTTCCATAGCCACGGTTAGCACGTTCACTAGCGAAGAAGTCTTTCAGCAACAAGACAAACCCTGCCAACGCCGTATTTTGGAGACAGGGGGAACCAAGAAACCGACTTTGTCTATCAACAGGGAAGGTTTTGACAAGAGGGAGGCTACTCCAACGCCTAAACCCCTCAGACCCATTGTCACTTCCGACAAAATACAAAAAGAACCATATTCCAAGTGCACATTGGGAATTGCGAAGTACATTAAGGATCACTTCGAATTCTTTCATTGGTATGCGTTCGGGCGGACACCCAAGGAAGTAGCCGAAATCGTAGGATCTAAGGCTAAGGGTGCTCAGAAGGTAGCTGAGACCGATTTTTCCGCTTTTGATGTTACTGTTAATGAGTTTCTCAGATGGTTTGAGCACGAAATCATCATGGCGAGTTGTGGCGTGGAAGGAGCTAAATGGCACGCTGCACAAATTGGAACCACACTCATCTTTGTGGATAAAACAACTGGAGAGAAGATAGAGATACCTGCACATTTTGGCCGACATAGTGGATCGGCTGAAACGTCTCTGTTCAATACACTGATTAATGCCTACGTGGCATTCTGCACATTCCGACGAATGGGTCATGAGCCTACTGAAGCCTGGGCTAAACTGGGCATTTATGGCGGGGATGATGGGGTAACTTTTGATGCTAATAAGGATATCTACATTAGAACTGCCAAGGATTTAGGGTTGACTTTGAAATTGGAAGAAGCGAATAGAGGGACGGATTTTAAATTCCTCTCTCGCATCCACTTGCCCTGTGTTTGGGTCGGTGGGGAGTGCAGTTTGGCGGAAACTTCTAGGCTGCTAGGTAAGGCCCACCTTTCTGTGGGAGATAACCTGACAGCACATGAGGCACTTTATATGAAAGCCCTTAGCTTTCGTTTGAGTGATGGCGATAATCCTGTTATAGCAAAGTGGGTGCAAACCATAGCGC